CAGTACGGTCACCGCCCATCATGATAATGTCAGACAGCATGGACATTGCGATGCGGTTCTCATGTCTGCGGATGATTGTGTCCGTATCCATTGTCTTGGATGAACCTTCCGTACCCATGAGCTTGAGCTCCCAGCCACCAGGAAGTACCAGACCGTGGTTTTTATCTTGTCTCAAGCTATTTACCAACTGCTGCGACCATGCGAGCATATCTTTCATCTCTTCATTGTTGGGATCGAAGAGAGGAACATCCTCTGGTGGCTGCAGAACAGGTATACCTGCTAAGTTGCGCTCAATACCGATACCTTCAAGCTCCTCAATGTAGCGCTTGAAATACCAGCTACGATACGCCCTACGCAGTATGGACCAGCCCTCAGGGTTGCCGCGTGCAGACTTTGTCTTGAACAGCAGGTTGCCCTCAATGGGAATCTTGACGATATTGCCTTTGCCACCGGTCAAGCTCGGGTCCTGTACGAATTCTAAGACCTTGCCAGTAGATTCATCAAACGTCCATTCGCTCAACGTAGCTTGCGAGCGCCCCGGAAGCTCTTGCCAGCCTATTCTACCATCCGAATAGTTTGATCTAAACTTCGGGTCTTTCTCAAGCGGCCCACGTCTGGTCTTGTAGACGATCTCATGGAAGCTAAAGCCATACGGAAGCATGGTCAATACTTCACAAATGAAGTCGTCCCAGGACTGGTAAGTCATATCGAACATGCATGACTTGACAAACTCAGCTGCCTCGACATCACCAGGGTCTTCAGAGGCTGGTTCAACACTCCAGTTGGCCTTTCTGATAAGTGTTTCAATGAGATAGAGACAGCCACCGATTACCGCGTCATTGCTTGCCATCTCTTGATACACCTTACCAGCTTCGGGCCACTGAAGTTGTCTCAGAAACTCTTCTTCAACCTTACCGGACGATGTTTTGATCCCGATAAAGCCCATAGGGGCTGTTTTTGCCTTCGGCGCCGCTGCTTTTTCTACTGTGTTAGTTGCCGCCGGCTCTCTGCTGCGCGTTATTTCTAAACCAAAAGCTTTCATTGTACTCTCCTTTCTAGTAATTTCCCATCATAGCACGCCAATAGGAACCGGAGCAGGCAGGAAGCTCCATTTCAGCTGTTACACGCTCTCTACCGAACGTATTCAGCTTTCTGCGGTCTATATCCTTAGGAGGCGGGGCCATTGCGCCTAATTTGGGTTTGAAGTATGAAAAAGCGCCAGAGAAACCATCGATGATATCATCATTTGCACCCGTTGGGAAAGCCTCAAGCTGTGCATAGAAATCGGTAATCATTCTGCATCTGTTACTCACAAACACAGAACCTACCTGACAAGCTGCAGCTACAGGTCTGGCTCTCTCAACCTTACTCACAACAGGTCTAACACCTGCAAAATCGAAGCCGGGTAGCACATGCCGGGCGTATCTATCGATGTTTGCTTTGCCTGAAGCACCCCCCTCTTCTTCCATACGTATGGCACAGCTATAGCCATCTGCTACAGCTGTCTGATAAATCAGCGTCTCAAGGTCACCAGGAGCTTTTTGGACCTTGATGATGTCACCAATGTAGTAGCATCCATCGGCGTATCCGAGCTTAAAACCTACCGTATAGTCAGGGGCCCTCCTGTCGAGGGTCTTTTTGCGGTATTTGGGGTCAATAGAGGCCAGGTCCCAGAATCTAACCCACCGTGTATGCTTCGGGATATCCATATGGTTAATGGTAAGTAGCCAACTCTTGTCAAATAAGTCGCCTTTAGGCCTTATTTCCCAGTTACCGTCTTCTAATTGCGCCCTTGTAATAGGATCAAGCTCAGCAAGAGACTCCCTGTACTCATCAGCGTCAAGGTGTGGGTTGTCTTTAAGCCCTGCTGGTAGGAAGTAGCGAACCGGCTTCCCATTGTCGTCTATGTTGTCTACAAAGTACCGCTGGTAGTAATAGTCTCCGTACGTACCACCTGGGTTACAAGCTGCACGGAATCGAATAGGAATCTTTGATCCTTTAAGACGACGGAGACGTGAGAACATATATCTACTGGACACTGGGTTAATATGTGTGATTTCATCGATTCCTACGAACTGGAACTCAGCACCTTGATAGCGGAGATGATCATCCTTAGCATCCAAATAGCCAAAAGAAAGAGTAGCACCAGTCTCTAGGAAGGTGTAGCGCTTCTCTTTATCGTGCCACTTTACTTCTCCCTTTTCAATCCATGGATCAAGCCACTCATGGCTCTTAGGAATCAGTGCACCAGGCAGCATCAGGTCACTGAAGCTCTTTCTGAAAAGGATGGCAGAGTAGCCTGGAACGTCTACATACTGTAGAGCAGCATACAGCAGAAAGTGAGACTTACCACCCCCAGCAGCACCTCCATACAGCAAATCTTTAACGTCCATAAGCAGCGCTGCAGTTTGCTTAGGTGTTGGGGTGCCTGGCATAAATTTGTTCCAGCGTGGCGTTAAGCTCCCTTGTAGCTGCCTAATCTCCTCCGGTGAGAGGTTTTGTAGATTAAGCATTGTTACCTCCTTGTGTATACCATGCAGCTATCTTCTTAGCTCTCTCAAGAGACCAGAAGGGCTGTTCTTTGAACCACTCAAGCCAGTCACGATTGCCTCGGCCACGATTGCACTGTCTACATGCAGGAACAATATTCCTCCGTTCTGTTTTTCCGCCTTTACTAAGTGCTACGAGATGGTCACGATCATGTTTGTCTGCCTTACTACGCCCCTCAGGTTTGCCGCAGAAGGCACAGCTGCCGCCGAAATGCACCATGGCATCCTGCCAGTCCTTGAGCGTATAATCAACCTCCTCGCCGAAGCCGCGGCACTTCTCCTTAGATACAAACTTGCTATGCTTATCCTTATGCCTGACTACTGAGCGCTTGACGTTGATGCATGTCTTACACTGTGCAGTGCGGGCTCCTGTGTAGCTCTGCTTATAGAAATCACATTCTGGCTTCTCTTCGCCGCAGCAGCTACACTTATATAGCTTAGGTGTGTATGTAAGCAGGGTCACCTCTCTTCCTCCTTTACAATCACTCGAGTAGTCTGCTCTACGCCTACTGTTCTACCTTCCAGGTTAAGCACACCAGTCTTAGATAGAATGCTCACTACTTCGCCTAGGTCCTCAACCCTAGTTAGCTGCTCAGTCTTACTACCGGTATCAAGCACGGTGCCCTCCACCTTCTCAGGCATCGAGGTGACTACTCTACGCTCTAGCTCAGTGGCTATCTTGAACAAGTTCACGATCTCGTTGGGTTTCAGCAGTGCCGGTTCGATGCACTCAATGGCATCTTTAAGCTTGTCTTGGATGGTTTTAGCCATGCCGAGCTGCTTGGAGTTCATTTCTTTAATAGCTTGTGCGCGCTCCTCGAGCATAGTGTCGTCGGTATACCGGGCCCAGGCCTGTAGCCTCACTCGGAAGCTCCATTTATTTGCTGCTTTAACTACCGTCGCCGGGGCACAGCCAACCTCTTTCGCGAGTTCGGACCAGTTCGGCATCTTGAGTGGGTAGTGTCTACGATATGCTTCCCATATACGCCACTCAGTGTCCGTCTCTTCTGGCTGTCGTTCATACAATGCGAGCCCGAGCTGCTGGGATTGTGCCATCCAGTCGGCATTGATCCTCTGTGCCACTGCACTATTCTGTTTCTCGGTCTTGAAGCACTCTACACAGTAGCGATCGTCCGTGCTACGAGGCATAAACGCGCCGCACTTGGAACACTTCCAGGCATTAAGCCCAGCTCCATACGCCGCAGCTACCTTGGCATCTTTTCTTATAGTAGGGCCGAGATGCTTCGGCTCAGCACCTTGCGGCCACAGGGGATCAGGTTTATCGGGAATCGCACCGTAGACATCCACACCATCTACTGTGGCGATCTTTTCCATTGGTACGTTGTCCTTGGCCACTGGGCTCCCTCCTTCCATATTACCTTATATTATATTATACGTGCGCGCGTGGCTTTTCTAGCCTGTTCTACTCAATCTTTTATAATTTATTTTTTGTGACATTGACAGCGAGGGGGGTCTTGGTTCACTGCAATCTTTTACATATTCTGCTGGATGTTAATGTGTAGCCAGATGTGTAATGGCGGATTGAAGCAGCACTAGTCGCAAAAGAGGCTGTTTGAATTGTTGCTTGGTGCAAGGGCCGCAGCGCCAAGTGTATACGGAACACACGCACACACGCGATACAATCTTTTACTAAAGGAGGTGTATAATTAGGTGTTCCGTATTGGAAAATAGTGTTCCGTATTGGAAAACGCTGTACCTTGACAACTTAATAATGGAAGATGACTCGGTAAAATCGAGTGTATCCTTTCATGGAAATTAAATGAAAGGAGGTGGTAGGGCTTAAACGGTCTGGCTGACCAGGTAAAACCAACACTATATTAAAAAGGAGTTAGAACAATGAGCCAGAATGAAAACAACAAAACCAACAACACCACCACAACTATGAAAGGAGTTCAGAACATGAACAAGAACACAAGACTTATCGAGGCTATGAGCTGGCAGTCCCTCAAGGAGAGGTACTTCATTGGTACCGTGAATATCAATGGCAAGCCCGAGAAGATCAACCAGTTGGCCGATGCCATAGAGGCTGGAGAGCTTGATGCTCTGGTCAAGGAGTGTGCTGACAAGTACCACGATGGTGACATCTACCAGGTGTATGTTGCCTGGAGCAAGAACCTCAGCAGCATGCAGACTAACATGAAGAAGAAGGCCTATATTGCCAACGCTGACATCGAATGGACTCGGTACAATGTACTGAGGGCGTTCGTTACGTCCAGAATGGAAGGTCTCAAGGGCACTGGTCGTGCTGGTAACAGCAAGGCCTATTGGCAGTGGACTATCGAGGAGATCGAAGCTATCCCGGTTGAGGATCTGAGAACTATCAAGAGTGTCTACGATAACATGGCATCCAAGAAGAGCAAGTATCCCGAGCTGATTGAGGAACTGGATGACTTCGATGCCAGATTCGCTGCGGCTACTGCGAAGTACTCTGCTGCGAAGAAAGCTGCTAAAGAAGTCCAGATCAGTGTGGACGATTCCTTGTTGGCTAAGCTGACCAAGGGAGGTTCTGCAGTTCTGACCAAGGCGGAAGCTCAGCAGCTTGCTGAGATTCTCCAGAAGCTGAACAAATAATCATAGCCTAGATGGTAGACAGAGAATGTGCTGGGAGTGAGAGTACCAGCATTCTGAATATGAAAGGATGCATAATAATGACTAGCAAGAGGAACACAGCTACTGAGACCTATATCACCTACGCACCTGAGACTGATATGACGTTCATCATGAAGCAGGTTATCGATATAGATACCATGGAAGCCATCAGCGATGAATGCGTGGGCTGGTATTATGGTAAGATCACCCTCAGTGAGGCTCTCAACCTGCCACACAACCTGAAAGCAGTGTATGTAGATGATGCAGATGTGGATAGCAAGGCTACTGAGAACGAGGAGTTCCCGGATATTGACCAGCACCATCCCGGGCGGTACGTCAATCCCAGTGCACCCATTACCGACATCATGCAAAGACAGCTCGATGAAGTGCTTGCCTTTGAGGATGTGGATAGCAAGGCTACTGAGAACATGGAATACTTTAGAGAGCTGTTCTTAGAGGAAGCCCAGCGATTTGCTGCACAGAATGATGGGTTTGACGCATACGAAGCGTTGGATCAGGTTTTGGATTGTGATGATATCTGTAACGATATCCACAGAGCAACCCGTGACGAGATCCCGAATATCGTAGAATACGCTGCTGACCACTATATCTGGTAAGATACACTCGATTAACAAATGGGCGGTTTGAAATAGTGACACCTAATATGGACTACAGAGCGCCCTTTATGAAAGGATGCTACCATGAAGTCAAGAAGAGAATGGGAAATTGAGATAGTCAACAAAATGTTGAATGAACCCGGCATAGAATCTTTGCCCAATATTTTAAGCTATGCAGCGTGGTTTTTACAGGACTATCTGATAAGTACCCCTGATAGTGACAGGCACGCCCGTGATAAGCGTACCATGGAGATACTCGAAAAGTATGTTGATATTCTACTGATAGGATTTGCTGAGGAAGAGGAGAAGAAACAAATGAAACAGTTAACACCGGGTGAAATTGCAAAAGAACTGCTGGACAATAGAGTGATCCGAATCGGTCCATGGGTGCTTACAATGGAAAGCAGCTCCGAGTTTATTCTAACCTGTGGCCGTGCTACTGGACAAATTGTCTTTGATAACTTCTTAGATGCCGTCATACAGTTCTCGTTTCTTGCTTAAACTATGCTTGACCAAGGTGAGGTCAAAGTGACACCTAATATGGACTACAGAGCTCACAATGAAAGGATATTACTATGAAACAGACCATACACTATACCGTAGAGCTTCTTGCCAATGGTACCTTCAATATCTATGAAGGCGATACCTGCACACAGCGTAACCTTAGGTTCGCTGGTCTGTCTCCAGCCGGTGCTGCTGAGCGTGTTGGTACTTGGGTTATTGATTGGTACGAGAATGAGAAAGCAAAGCGTGAGGAAGAACTGAAGAAGTAGGATACACTCGATAGAGCGAGGTTAAAGTGACACCTAATATGGATTACAGAGCTCGCTAAGAAAGGATACTACCATGCGTTATTACTTCGAAGCCAAATATGAAGACCGGTATACAGGTCTTATAACCATGTATGATGGCAGGGTTATGGAGTACAGGCACACACAAGGTCCTACTGGTCCAGAACCCTATCTAATGGATGTTGAGACAGGGGAAGCGTATCCAGTAGTGGTTGTTGTAACAGATGGAGAAACTGAAATCTATGTGACTGAAGTATAGTGGATACACTCGAGTAAAATAGTCATCTAGCAAATAGAGGTAGGATGTATCAGAAATGGTATGTCCTACCTCTTTTTTATTTTCCGCGGCGCGGAGCCGTTCCGTTCTGGCATGGTTTCCGCGACGTAATACACGCATTCTGTTAACCAAAAGGCCAGCCCACTGTGCTGTATATAAACGCACAACCCGATCAAGAGGCCCTGGCACAGGGACGCTCCAACAGAGAAATAAAGGTATACTTTCCGCAAAATCGACGATATAATATTTATAGAGAGTGAGCAATGCAGACAGTTTCCCATCGTGCTCTCTCCAACAACTGAATAGCACGACGGTAGACGGTTGGCAGCGCCGCTCCAATAATAATTTGAAGGAGCGATTACCAATGAAAACCAACACCAACCAGAATCAGAACCAGAACAGCACCGTCAATCCAGTCAATCCGTTCGAAAGCCTCACTGCAGTCGAGAGCAAAGGCTTCGAATCGAGACGTCTGGACTACACTCCAGTACTGATTGACAGAGCCAATACCCGTGCGTCGGAAATCATGTTAAAAGGGTCCGAGCATGCCGAGCTGGCCAACAAGGTCATCAACGAAGGCAACACCAACGACCTGCTTGACCTGATTAAAGCGACTGTGCCGGAAGGCCAGATTGAATCCGACGCCGAAGTATTGGAAGGCTGCGACGCCGACCAGCTTAGTAGACTGCTTGAGAGTCGCCGGTCTGACCGCAGCAAAGCCAAGAAGAAGGGCCTGACCAGCTCTGTAGTAACCTGCAAGACGTATATCTCCGCGATGTATGCCGAGCTGATGATTCGTGCCAAGATGGGCAAGCCGTATACTGGCGCCGCCGCGACCCAGGACTACGATGTCGAGCAGCTCGCCGCAGACCAGGACGCATTGTCCCGTAAAATCAAGAGCCTGCAGTCCAAGCAGTGCCGATTGAAGAAGCTTGCTGCGTTCGATGAAGCGGCTCGCGCAGAGCTGGACGAAGTCGTCGCTGAGATTGCTCGACTGAACGAGCTGAGAGTAGGCACGCGGCGGGTCAGCAAGACCGTGCTGAAGGATGCCAGCATCGACGCGATCCGCGAGACGCTGAAGTCCATCGACCCCGCGACCCTGCCCGAAGCAGAGCAGGCCAAGTTCCTCGAACTGATGGCCAAGATTGGATAGTAGCAACAAACGACGAAGAGGCCCGGTTGAAACATACCGGGCTTTTTCCATGAAAGGACGATACGAATGATGATAGAATTTATACTTGTTGGAGGCTGCGCAGCGGTGCTGCTTCTACCGATTGTGTTGATGGCGGCGTGGACTGAAAATACGAAGACGGGTCGCCGGTTTATGGACTGGCTGATGCATAAAACGGGACTGGAGGATTAGGAATGGACAGAAACGAATCACCCTGCGCGTACTGCAGCGAACCAATATGCTACTACGGTGGATGCTCGCACCTGCCGCAGCCTTGCGAGCATGAAGACTACGAGCAGAGATTACTGGTGGCGTTTAGCCGCCGCGCCGCCCGCGCCCATAAAGCCAAGGACCGCGGGGCCGGCATCGCCTGGGAATCGGCATACGATATGCTGAAGTATCTACTGGACGGTAACTACTTCAGCATATCGTA